AAAAGCCGTTCCGTGAACGAAAAAAATTTCTTTTTTTGCGAAAAATTTGTTGACACAGTTCTCGATTCGTGATTTAATGCGATCAACGAAGGCAATGAAGCCTTCCGATTTTTGCTATGGAGTAGCTATGAAAACGAAAGCCTGTATCTATGAACTCACCGTTTCTATTGCCGACAATCTTTTTAGTCAGCATTGCGATGACGATGACTGGGATTTGTGGGATGATCCTGTTGCTCTTGTGATGGGAATTACCGCTCTCGAACAAAAAAATCAAAAAAAGATTAAAAAAAGTTGACGGATTTTTCTTTTCGTGAAACAATCAAGTCGTTCGATGGCAATGGGGCTATCGACAAACAAAAAAAATGCTGCGACGTTTGCAGCAAGCATCTATGGAGATGAGCAATGAAAAAACAATTTAGTTTGGTTGGTGTCGATGGCAATGCTTTCTCTGTCATGGGATATGTCTGCAAAGCCATGAAATCCGTCGGATTTAATCAAGATCAGGTTGATGTCTATAAAGCATCTGCAATGAACGGATCATACTATGATCTTTTAAATGTAAGCATGGAATACATCGAAAAGTGCAATAAACGGCTTTCTAAAGGATATGGAGAACGTAGAGATATGGCGGTATCATCGAAAACAAAGAAAAGAAATCAAGAAGCCTTAGACAAACATTTCGATGAGCTTTATGACAAGTTCGTTCCGGCACGAGGGAAAGCGTCAACCGTTGGCGGTGAAATCGTTCGTGCGTTCTGCCGCATAAATTATCGCTGGTTTAATGATGGCGATTATGCTGGTTATGGATATGGGTTAGAAACAGCTGGTCCAGCTTGCACATATCTTATGCAGAACGAGGAATTTGAGGAAGCTGTGTTAAAATTATTGAATATTGTTGATAATGACTCTGCCTATGAAAAAGCCTTATTAAGACTTGGTAATGCTATTGCAAATTATCTGGATGCTAACCCTGCTGTTTTTGAAGAAGAAAATGACGAAGACTATCAAGATTATGATGAATGGTATGGCGATGAGGATGAGGCAGAAGAACGGCAGCATTACTACGATGAAGAAGAAGATGATGAAGAATCTTGGAGCGATACCGGCTTCTGGGATGACGAAGAAGAAGCTTGGGATTTTTAACAAAAAAAAAGTACAGAGAGATGAGAAACAAACCGTTATTACGCGATGCAAATTTTCTGTGATCAAAGATATTGCTTATGGAGGTTTCTTATGGATAAGATTAATCTTAATAATATACCTATTGAACCAACGATTACTATTCTCAATCCTGATGGCAGCGAGCTTATTACAACAAATAATGTAACTACGTTTTTCTACATTCGTAATGAAATCAAAAAGAATCATCTCAGTGGTTACAAAGTTCGTACTGATGACGGTGAACTTTGGGATATTCGTAGCAATGGAAAAATCGACACCTGGCCTGAAAATATGACATGTGCAGTTTTCGATAAACTTCTCCATGATCTTCTCTAAATGTTTTTTTAACAATGGAGATTTTTGTTTCTGTGAACGGCGGGGAATGATTCCCCGCCCAAGAGACAGGGAGAAATGACATGGGTAAGGTAAAATTTTCAATTGAAGAAAATGTCCTAAATGATATAGAATCTTTGTTATCTAATAATGTTGTTAGTAATAGAACCATACAAACAGATGGTTTGTAGTGTACCTTTGGTAAAAACTTCAATGAAACATAAAGGAGTAAATACTATGCGTAAATTGAAAAGAGTAAATGAGAGTGATTCTCTAAAAAAGAAAACAGTTATAGGATTGTGGGAAGATTTTTTGAAAGAGCTTAGAAATTATAGTTCCTATAAAGAATTAGATATGGGTAGATGGTATAAGGTGTTTGCGAGAGATGATGCTAGATGTATAATAACTATGAAAGTTATTTCTGCTTTAGGTCTTTGGAAAGTTGTTTTTCAGGATGTTGATGGTAATACTGAAAAGTTTTTGGTTGGTTCAGAAGATCAGTATTGGGATATGCAGGATTACTGGGGTGAGAAATTTTAAAATATAGTCATTGCTATACTTAATAATCTTATTTGAGCCACCTAAATTTAGGTGGCTTTTTTTTGTGCTTGCAAAGGATCAAAATTTTTGATGTTTTTTTCTAATTTTTTATTGTCTAAAAATTTTTTGTTGACAAAAAATATTATCTTACATATAAGAGTTTCATCGCGAAAGATATTGCCATTTCATTCGCGACTCCATGAGGTTGTTTGCTTAGTTTCTTACCACCTTTCTAAGCAAACGGAATCCACCTAGAATTACCACGCTTCTAGGTGGATGTTTTTTTGTAAAACATAATTGACAAAATATAATATATTATCTAATATATCTTTGTCGCGTCCGTCATTGCGCGATGTCTCCTGAAGCAGGGTGTCTTTGGTGTTTTGCCAGAGACACCTTTTTTTTAATCAGATAATAAAAAATCCCCCGAATGTTTAATTCGAGGGATTGTGATTTTTTTGAATTTAATACAACGTTAAATTATATTATTAGAATTAAAACGTTGAGTTATCTGCTGCTGACGAATAAACAACGTAATCAAGCTTAAAGATCTCAGCGTCTTGGTTAAATTGGCACTCTATAACACCGCGAACAATTCTATTTGCAAGCTCTTCTGCTGTTGTTGTGTCGTTGCCCATGCTTGCGCGGAACCACTGCAATCCTCTAGCAGCCTTAATTGGCTCAAGAATCTTTGTTTTTACATAGTCCACCCAAGTTCTCCATAGAACAACGTCATTAAGCTCAAATTTGAGAGTTTCTGTGTAAGCGTCAACTTTTGAGCGAATGTAAGTTAAAGTTCTTGCGATATGAGCCGCAGAGAGATCGGTGTATTGAGCATTAAGAGTATCGTTTCCATAAATTTGAATACCCTGATTCCCTGTATCATAAATTGGGTTAATATTGTGAGTTATAAATTCATCCCTGTCTAGTTTAGCAGGAACTTGATTAATTACAGAAGCAGCATCAATCGTACCACGCTCTTTGCCAGCGACGGGATACCAAGTGCCATTAACTTTATATGATGCCAAAGAGTTCTTTGTCACATAGTAAGAAGGCGGAAGTTCTACTAGAATACCATTGAATACGTCATTGCACCAGTTGTAGTAAAGCTCTGTCCACCACTGAGAAGGGATAGGCTCTTCTTCACGATAAGCGATAGCAGATTTCTTTGAATAGCCTTTAGGAACATCCCAAACGCAGGTTGTATCCTTGCGATTCCAAGCAATATCTTGCGCCGCCATATAAAATTCTTTATCGGTGTATCCGAGAGAAGGCCACATCTGCGCTGGATATTTAACGTCATCAAATAGCCATGCGCCAGCAACTCCGGATTCGTCTTTGTAGCCGATATAATCTTTTGCTGTAATGCCATCGACACCATCTGTACCACCAACGCAGGAGTATGTCGCAGAGTGCAGATTTTTTAGATCATCAACGTCTTCTCCAATAAATGATGTATGGAAAACATCATGCTCAATTTCACCGATAAAAGGTACATCTACATCTGTTGGATTACCAGAAGCATCTGTACCTTCGATTACAGAACCATCAGGATTTGATGAGCAAACGATTGTATCTAGTTCAGTTCCATTTAGAACCAAGCTTAGATTATAAATAACATCTCCATTAAGTTCTACATGATCTTTTGTAATCTTAATTGAATATTTATTACCATCGGTACCTTTATTAAGAATATTGCATTTAAGATTCTGCATACCCATAACAGAGCATCTAAGAGCAGGTGCAACGCCTTCAATCACAGGTACAGGATTATTTAATTCAATAACACCAGTGTTATAGAAAACTTTACCAACGGAGTATGCTTCTTTCTCAAAGAATGATTGCTCTTCTGTTTCGCCTTGAGGTACAAAAGAAACACTTCTAAATCTATTGAGAACGCCGTTTGAAGTTACTGCTGTTTCATCAAGAACGAGTCGTGGAAAATCATTCTCATCCAGAACTGTTTTTACCGGTCTATCAGCGAGAATTACACAACCATCAGCTTGTTCTTCTGTTGTACCGTGCGCATCTTCAACCTCTCCGACTTGAAGTCTAATAGAGCCTTCAATAAGATTCTCAAGAGGATTGCCATTCTCATCTGTTGGATGAAGTTCTTCTATTTCGCTTAAATCAGGATCCCATGATGTGATTGGATTTGGTGTTTCTTCTGAGCGATTGATTGTTGTACAAACAACGTGTGGGAATTGTTCTAAATTAGCAATTTCAGTCAAAAGAGCTTCATTTTCTGCTAAAGTATCTTCTGGATTATCAGCATTAACAATTATATTTTCATTAATTGTAATTTTTGCTGTTGCAGGATTAATACTTCCTAAAGTGACATAACGGATTTCGTCAACAACGAAAAGCATAGCGATTTTAAGACCGCTTATAAAATTACTATTCTTTGTAACAGAAGCGTTT